GTTTGGCTTTTCATCAACCAGCCGTTGACTCTCTTCATACAACCGCGACCCAAATTTCTTAGATGGCTCACCATCAAATGGCTCCGCCGGGTGGTCTCGCTCCCTAATTGAATCGCTGGATAGCTTCCTTGCTGGAGCATTGGCTTTTTCTGAATCCCTGAATAGCCATTTGGTTATCACCCACACGCACCCAAAAACAATAAGGGCGAATGCAGTCGAGGACAAGATTTTTAGAGTCATCGGTATCCTACAGGAATGTCGGTTGGGCCTATTCCCGCAAGATTGGGACAAGCGGCTGTAGCTCCGCGCTGTCAGGGGGCAGTTCTGGTTTAAGCGGTGGTTTCGGTGCGTCGTTTGACATCGGGGTGCTTCCGCTCGAACTGTCTAATGGCCAGTCGTAGGCTGTCTCCTGTGCGGTTCCAGGCCTTTATGTCAATTTCTCTGGCGCTATGAGACGTCAGCCGCCAGTATTCCGACGTGGGCTGAATGTCGTACAGCGCAGGCATGGCAAGCCATACGCGCTTCATGCGTTTGACGATTTTCATGGGTTTCTCTCGATCAATGGGTGCGCCTGTTGTTCTAGTTTGAGTGGCGCTAGCGCCATTCTACGCCGATTCGACCAAGTCCATGGCCGGCCGGCGGGCCGGGTCTTGCGGGCTTGTCGCACCTTCGGCGGATTGCAAATCGTCGCCGCAACGGTGCGACACCCCCCCGCAAAAAGTCTCAGCTCACCCTGGAACTGAGACAGGCCCACGGGCCATGCTTTCGCCATGGCCCACACTCCGCACGCCCATCCGCGCCTGCTCGATGCCATCGCCGCTGATCGCTGGGCGATCCAGGAGGATGCGCTCGCGCGCATCGTCAGCATTGCCCAGGGCTTCGGCGAGGGGCCCGAGGCGGTCGCCGCGAAGCTCGGCCGGCCGCTGGAAAACACCCGTTCCGTCATCCACCGCGGCAGCGTGGCCGTGGTGCCGGTCACCGGCCCCATCTTCCGCTACGCCAATCTGCTGACGCAGGTTTCCGGCGCGACCAGCATCGAGGCGCTGGCGACCGATTTCGCGACCGCCGTCGCCGATCCCTCGGTATCGGCCATCGTGCTGGAGATCGATTCCCCCGGCGGCCAGGTGGCCGGCGTGTCCGAATTCGCCGACCAGGTGCGCCAGGCCAATGCCGTCAAGCCGGTGGTGGCCTATGTCTCCGACCTGGGCGCCTCCGCCGCCTACTGGATCGCCGCCGCCGCCGGCCAGGTGATTGCCCGCGATACCGCGCGACTGGGCTCCATTGGCGTGGTGCTGCGCACCCTGACCGGGGCCAAGGCCAATGAACTCAAGTTCATCAGCAGTCAATCCCCCCGCAAGCATGCCGCGCCCGATTCCGATCTGGGCCGCGATCAGCTGCAAACCGAGGTGGACGCCCTGGCGGAGGTGTTCATCGGCGCGGTCGCCGCCTATCGCGGCGTCTCGACCGATACCGTCAAGAGCCGCTTCGGCCAGGGCGGCACGTTCGTCGGACAGGCCGCGGTCGACGCTGGCCTCGCCGACGCGCTGGGCAGCCTGGAATCCGTCATCGCCCGCCTGAATGGCCCATCACCCAGAGACAATCCCATGACCGCTAAAACGACCACTCCCCTGACCCGCGACACGCTCGCGGCGGAGTACCCCGAGCTGCTGGCCGCTGTGCTGGCCGAGGGCCGCGAGGCCGGCTACCAGGCCGGTTTGACCGAGGGCGCCGACCGCGAGCGCGCCCGCATCCGATCCATCGAGGAGGCCGCGCTGCCGGGCCACGACGCACTGGTCGCCCAACTGAAATGGGACGGCAAGACCAGCGGCCCCGATGCGGCGCTGGCGATTGTGAAGGCCGAGCGGCAGGCCATCGACCAGCGCCGAGCCGACTTTGCGGCCAACGCCACCCAGCCGGTCACGCATGCCGCCAGTGACGACGATCTGCTAGCCCGCCGCGCCGCCGCCGCCAACCCGCCACCGACCGAACAGCCCGGGGCCGCCTGGGACGGCATGATCCACCACTGAGGAGCCGAGCATGACCACCACCAGCTTTACCGAGGGCACCTGGCCGGGCGAGGGCCTGATTTCCGAGTCGCCGCAGCCGAACTATTCGCGCGAGGTCGTCACCCTGGCCAAGGGGGAAAGCCTGACCCCCATGACCGTGCTTGGCCGCCGCACCCGCGCCGGCAATGGCGCGGTCGTCACCGGCAGCATCGCCGATACCACGCTGACTGTCACGGCCGTCGCCAGCGGCAAGCTGGCGGTTGGCCAGACGCTCAGCGGCAGCGGCGTGACGTCCGGCACCACCATCATCGCCCTGGGCACCGGTAACGGCGGCGCGGGCACCTATACCGTCAGCGTTTCGCAGACCGCGGCCAGCACCACCATCACCGCCGCCGCCGCCGTGGCGGCCAAGTACGCCGGCAATGCCGCCAATACCGGCGCCATCGCCAGCGTCACGGCCGACGCCGCCGCCAAACGCGGCGTGTACCAGGTGGTGATCATCGCCAAGGCCACCGATGCCGGCACGTTCCTGGTCACCGATCCCGACGGCGTCACCGTCGGCACCGGCACCGTGGGCGCCGCCTTCAGCGGCGGCGGCCTGAGCTTCACCATCACCGACGGCAGCACCGATTTCTCGGCTGGCGAGGGCTTCACCATCACCGTTGCAGCCGGCGACGGCAAGCACGTGGCCTACCACCAGGATGCCAGCGACGGCAGCCAGGTGCCCGCCGGGGTGTTGCTGGCCGAGGTCGACGCCAGCCTGGCCGATACCGATGCCGTGGCCATCGTCCGCGACGCCATCGTCCACGCCGATTGCCTGACCTGGCCGAGCGACATCGACGCCAACGAAAAGGCCGCCGCCATCGTCGACCTGAATGCCCTGGGCATTCTGGTTCGCAGCTAAGAGGGACCCATCATGTCAGCACTGGATATCTTCAACGGCAAGTCCTTCTCCATGGTGGACCTGACCACTGCCGTCAACCGCAACCCCTACCGCCCCGGCTTCCTCGGCGCGCTGAACCTGTTCGAGTCCAGGCCGATCCGTACCGAGGCGGCCATGATCGAGCTGGCCGATGGCACGCTCAACCTGATCCCGACCTCGCTGCGCGGCGCGCCGCTGGCCGAGGGTACGCGCGAGAAGCGCAAGGTCTTCTACCAGGAGACCGCGCGCATCGCCAAGGGCCATACCATCCAGGCCTCGGAGGTGCAGAACGCCCGCGCGTTCGGCAGCGAATCCGAGCTGGCGTCGGCCATCCAGCTGGTCGCCGATGTGCTGAACGGCCCCACCGGCCTGATCGCGCAGATCGAGTACACCTGGGAGCACATGCGCCTGGGGGCCATCCAGGGCATCGTCACCGACGCCGATGGTGGCGAGCTGGTCAACTGGTTCACCGTGCTGGGCGAATCGCAGCCGAGCGAGGTGGATTTCGATCTCGACAACGCCGCTCCGACCTCCGGGGCCCTGCGCAAGCTGTGCGCCAGCACCGTGCGCGGCATCCAGCGCAAGCTGGCCGGCATGTGGCTGGAGGGCTCGTCCCGGATCATGGCGCTGTGCGGCGACGCCTTCTTCGATGATCTGGTCAACCACGCCGACGTGGTCGAAACCTACCGCAACTGGCAGGCTGCCGCCGATCTGCGCGCTGACCGCACCTGGCGCAGCTTCCCGTTCGGCGGCATCGAGTGGGTCAACTATCGCGGCTCGGACGACAACAGCACGGTGGCCATCCACACCGACAAGGTCAAGTTCGTGCCGGTCGGCGTGCCTGGCCTGTTCCAGGTGGCTCATGCGCCGGCCGAGTTCCTGCCGTTCGTCAATTCGCGCGGCCTGCCCATGTATTCGATGACCCTCATCGACCGCGATCGGCAGGCCTGGGTACGGCCCGAGGTGTACAGCTACCCGCTGTTCATCTGCACCAAGCCGTCGGCCCTGTTCCGCGGCAAGCGGACCTGAGGCCCGCCGTGATCCAGATCCGTCTCGGCAATGAGGCAGGCGTCACCCAGGCTCTGGGGCATACGCCAGCCATCATCGACCGCGCCGCGCGCAGCGCCGTACTGGCGACCGCCCGGCGCTTCGAGCGGGCGCTGGAGCGGCGCATCGTCCAGGATCTGGACATTCCGCGCTCGGCCATCTGGCGCTCGACCAAGTACGGCCGGGTCAAGCCCCGCCGCGACTGGGTGCGCGTGAAGTCCCGCCGCGTGCGCGAGACCGGCCTGGTCTGGGTCGGCTACAACCCGGTCAAGGCGGGCTACGTCGGCGAAGCCACGCCGGACAGCTGGGGCCGCCTGAAGCAGTTCGACTGGGGCGCATCGGCGCGCAGCTATCTGTTTCCCGGCGCGTTCCGGGCGCGCATGAAGTCCGGCCACCGCAGCCTGTTCATGCGGCGCGGGCAAGGCCGCTCCATCCTGGAGCAGGTCGTCCGGGTTGACCGGGTGCCGGCGCTGGCGCGCGAGCTGCTGGGCCAGACGGCCGAATGGCACCGCAACGAGGTCGCGCGGCAGCTGGTTCAGCGGCTGGCCCGGGTGGCCGGCGGCCGGGTGCAGGCGTGAGCGTGTTCGCGAGCGTCAACGACGCGGTGCTGGACACCTTCGGCGAGGCCGTGGCGTTCCAGACCGATGCCGGCGCGGTGACGCTGACCGGCGTGGTCGACCGGCCGGCGGGGCCCCTGACGTCGCGCACGGACATGAGCCCGGCGCTCGACGGACCGGCGCTCGGGGCCGATGACATGCGCGTGACGGCGCGGACGGCGGATGTCATCGCCGCCGGCATCGGCCCGCGCGACATCGCCACGATCGACGGCCATGCCTACACCGTGGCCGGCCTGTGGCCGGACAGCGGCGGCATGACGGCGCTGGAGCTGCGGGCATGATCGATCACGCGGACTGGATCACCCGCCTGGCCAGCCACGCCTCGGCGCTGGCCGGGCGCGCCTACGACGTCGCCCAGTACCTGCGCGACGCCCCGGCCTGGCCGGCGACCCCGGCCGCCTACGTGCATCCGCACGGCGACGATCCGGGCGACGACTACCAGCCGATTTGCCCTCGCCAGTCGGTGACGGCGCTGATGTCGGTCCTGATCGTGGTCGGCGCCACCGGCACCACCGCGCAGGCCTTCGGCACGCTGGTCACGGCGCGCCAGAGCATCCGCGCGGCGCTGCTCGGCTGGCAACCGCCGGGCGCGCTCGACAGCGTGCTCTATGCCGGCGGCCAGGCCGAGGAGTTCTACCTGTCCGACCCCAAGGCCGGCCTGCCGGCGACGCTGGTCTGGCGTGACACCTACAGCACCCGCTACCTCCTGACACCCTGAGGGCAACCATGTCGACCGACCCCTACCACGGCCACGGCGGCACCTATCGCCGCGATCCCGTCACCGGCGAGCGCACGCCGCTCGTGCCAGCGACCGCCTTCCGTCCACCGTGCTGCATGGACCCCTTGCCGGGCACGCCGGCACCCGGGACCGCGCCTGAGCCTGCCCCGCCCGACACGCCAGATCCCACCGACATCTGAGGAAACACCATGGCCCTGCTATCCCGAAAAATTCTGGTGGCCCTGAAGAAGGAGACCATCTATGGCACGCCGGAGACCCTGGCGGGCACCGACTGCATGCTGGTGACGACCGACCCCAGCCGGCTGACGGCGCTGGCCGGCAACACGGCGGCCCGCGACTTCGCCAGGCCCTATCTGGGCAACTCGTCCACCATCCAGGTGGAGGCCTACCGGCAGCTCTCGTTCGACATCGAGCTGGCCGGCTCCGGAACGGCCGGCACCCGGCCCGCCTATGGCGACGCGCTGCTGATGTGCGGCCTGGCGGAGACGGTCTCGGCGGGCAGCAAGGTGGAGTACGAGCCGGTCTCGACCGGCTTCGACGCCGCGACGATGGCCACCAACCTGGACGGCGTCAACTTCACGCTGGTCGGCGCGCGCAGCAATCTCAGCGTGAACCTGGCGCGTGGCCAGCTGCCCAAGCTCACCCTTGACGCCATGGGCCGCTATGCCGCGCCGACCGATACGGCCGCGCTGGTGCCCGATTTCAGCGGCTTCAAGGTGCCGGTGGCGGCCAGCAGCGTCAACACGCCGACCGTGACCCTGTTCGGCGAATCGCTGTGCATGGAGTCGTTCCAGCTCGATCTGGGCAACCAGATCGTGTTCCGCGACCTGCCGGGCTGCTCGGCGGCGGTCGAGCTGACCCAGCGCGCCGTGACCGGCACCATCGTGTTCCAGATGACCACCGTCGCCGACTACAACTGGGTGGAGGCCGCCAAGACCAAGACCAGCGGCGCCCTGCAGATCATCCACGGCACCGCCGCCGGCAACATCATCCAGATCGACGGCGCGCAGGTGACGCTCAACCCGCCGAGCTTCAGCGATTCGGACGGCATCGTCATGTGCTCGATCCCGCTGGTGTTCGAGCCGACCAGCGCCGGCAACGACGAGCTTGTCCTCACCTTCAAGTAAACGGCAGATACACGCATCGCGCCCGAGTCTCCGCGGGCTGTCAGCGGCGCCCCGCCGCCGCGCGATACCGGCGGGGACTTTTCCATCAACGACAGATAGCCGAGGACCGACATGGCATTCGTGATTTCCCAGACCCAGAGCTTCCGCTGGCCCGTCACCATCTCGCAGCTGCGCGAGGACGGCGGCATCGTCAAGCGCACCGTGCATTTCCGCTTCCGCAAGCTGAGCGCCGACGCGCTGCTGGACTACGAGCAGCGCGATACCGACCTGAGCCGTTTTGCCGATGCCATCGAGCAGGCCAACGGCGATCGCGACCTGGCGATGATCCTGGTAGCCGCCGCCGAGCAGGCCGCCGGCCGCGCCGTCCGCCGCAGCGCCGACAAGGCCATGGACCTGATGGAGATTCTGGAGGGATGGGAAGACGTGGCCGACGCCGATGGCCCGCTCGAATTCAACGAGGCCAACCTGGCGCTGCTGCTGAACGCCGAGCCGACCGCCTACCCGGCCCTCCGCGAGGCGTTCCGCGAGGCCAACCGCGGTCATGCGACGGCCAAGGGCAGCGAGGCCCGGCGAAAAAACTCATAGAGGCCGCCGAGCACTGGGCCGGCGGTACCCGCCGCGCAGCGGTCCGCGACGACACCCAGTCATCCGCCGCCGCGCTGGGCGCGCCGCCCGAGGTTCTGGCCATGCTGGCAGAGGCGGCCAGGCCGGACGACGAGGATGTGTTCGAGATATGGCCCGAGAACATGGACATCGTCATGGCATTTCTCGATCACAGCCAGCGGTGGCGGCGGTCATTCCTGGAGATGAGCGGCCAGGTCATCTATGAGGGCCTCCGCTGGAACGATGTGCTGGCGCTGCTGCGCGAGGACATTCCCGGCCGGACGCGCCGGCTGGCGATCGTCGACGGCATGCAGATCATGGAGCGCGCGGCACTGCCGCTGTTGAACAACCGAGGCTAACACGGATGAGTGGACATGCCTGCGCTTTGCGTTGCGGATAGTGGAGGGGCAATCATGAGCAACAGACTCGTCATCTTCTTCATCGACCGGCTGGCCGCCTGGCTGATCGGCAAGCGGCTATTTGCCGATGCCGTGGCGGCGGTGCAGCGCTGGGCGGGTGACGTCGACCTGGACGGCGACGGCAAGAAAGGCGCCGTGCTGGACGAGCTCAGGGCGGCCGGCTACGTGTTCACCGTACGGCTCGGCAACTTCCTGATCGAGCTGGCGTTGCAGAAAGTGGCGAGGTTGCTGCCATGAGAGGCCTCGACTCCAACACCAGCCAGACCTGGCAGGGGGTGCTGATGCTGGCGATGGGCGCCGTCACGGCCATGGATACCGGGCTCGAGAAAACCATCCTGCTGGGACTCGGCTTTGCCGTCATCGGCATCGTGGCGATTTTCACCCGCGGCTCCGGGATCACCCCGGACGAGGGGCGGCAAATCAAGGAGGAGGTGCTCGGCGAGGGCCACCAAAGGACGCTTGAGGATGTGCTGAAGGAGGGGCGCGAATGAGGCGCATCCATGACGCCGGCCTGAACCTCATCAAATCGCATGAGGGCTGCCGGCTGACGGCCTACCGCGACGTGGCGGGCGTCTGGACCATCGGCTATGGGTCCACCGGGCCGCATGTCCACGCGGGCCTGACGATCACCCAAGAGCAGGCCGACGCGCTGTTGCGGCAGGATGTCGGGCGCTTCGCGTCGGGCGTCGAGCGGCTGCTGGCAGGCGCGCCGACCACCGACAACCAGTTCTCGGCGATGGTCAGCCTGGCCTACAACATCGGCCTGGGCGCGTTCGCCCGCTCGACCGTCCTGCGCCAGCATCGCGCCGGGCACCGGCTGCGGGCCGCCGCCGCGTTCCTGCTGTGGATCAAGGGCGGGCGGCCGAGGCGGTCCCTGCGCGGCCTGATTCGCCGCCGCAGCGCGGAGCGCACGCTGTACCTCGCGGAGGACGCATGATCGATTTCGTCCTGCTCGGGATTCTCGGCATCTTTCTGCTGTGTCTGTGGCTGCCATGAACCGCGACCCCGAGCTGGCCTGCATCCTCGGCGCACTGATCGGCGCGGTCCTGATGGTGGCGGTCGTCGGCATGCCGGGCTGCACCGTTACGCACGAGACGCCCAGCGCCGACCGGGCGCTGGATCTGGCGGACAGGATCGCTGGCCAGATGCGGAACCCGTCCTGCCCACGACTGGATCTGCCACCGGTGCCGGCCGATGTGGTGCTGGACATCCAGGGCGAGCGTGTCACGGCCAACGCAGGCGGCGAGCAGCTGCTGCGGGGCTATGTGCAGTGTCGCTCGCGCTATCGCTAGGGGGCTGCTCATGCCGATTCACGCCTGGCATCTTTATTGAGGACTCTCGCAGTGGCAACGCCATTACCCGCGAAACCCTGGAAGACATCGGAATTCTGGCTGGCATCGACTGCCCATTGGCTGCGGAGTTTGCGCATGAGTGACTGGATCAAGCTGGCACTGACCGCCGCGGGCAGCGTGGCCGTGGTCTGGGGCATGGTCCAGCAGCATGAATACCGGCTGGGGAAAATCGAGACGACCTTCGACCGGCATCTGGAATCGCACAACCAGGATCTGAAGGAGATCCGGCAGGCGCTCAGCCTGATCGACCTGAAGCTCACCCGCATTGAAGCGGAGAACAGCCATGGCCGATGATGCCGATCGCGCCGGCGTGGTGCTGGAGCGGGCCGAGGCGCGCTACTGGCAGGCCCGCCGCGCCGCGCGAGCGCACGTGGCCCGGCGCTCGGACGACTGCCGCGACTGCGGCGAACCCATCGAGCCCCGCCGCCTGACCGCCGAACCGGCCGCGATCCGCTGCACCGCCTGCCAGACGCAGCACGAGGGCCGTCGCCATGGCTGAAAAACTGCAACTGGGCATTGTCATCAGCGCCGATGGCAAGGCTGCCGAAGGCGCACTGGGGCGCGTCAGGGCCAGCATCACCCAGCTGGGCGCGACCACCCGCCGTACCGGTGAGGAAATCGAAAAGCTGCATGCCGGCTGGGCCAGGCTCGGCCAGCAGCACAGGGCCAAGATGGCGGCCGCGGAGTGGACGGAGCGGCTGAGTCGAGCCGCCAGGCAGGCGTCGGTGGATGTCGACGCGCTGGCGCAGTCCGCGGAGCGATCGGTGGGGCATATCGACCGCCGCTTCCAGGACAGCGAGACAGCCACGAGAGCTTTCGCCAGCGCCGCCCGTATTGCCCAGGCAGCATTTGGTGGATTTGCTGCCGCGCTCACGACCCGCGCCGTGTTCGACACCATTGCTGAGTTCGACCGGCTGAACGCCAGCCTCAAGACGGTGACCGGATCCGTGTCCGGCGCATCGAACGCGATGGTCATGCTCAAGCAGTTCTCGGCCGAGACGCCCTACGATCTGCAGGAGGTCACCGAGGCCTTCATCCGCCTGCGGTCGCTGGGCCTCGACGCTACCCGGAAATCGCTGACCTCGTTCGGCAACACCGCCTCGGCAATGGGCAAGCCGATCATGCAGTTCGTCGAGGCTGTGGCCGATGCGACGACAGGCGAGTTCGAGCGGCTTAAGGAGTTCGGTATCAAGGCCAGCAAGGCGGGCGATCAGGTCGCCTTCACCTTCCAAGGCGTCACGACGGCAGTGCAGAACAATGCCACCGAGATTCAGCGCTACCTGCTGGATTTGGGGAATACTACATTCGCTGGCGGCATGGCCGACCAGATGAATACGGTCGGCGGTGAGCTCTCCAGCCTCCGGGAGGCCTTCGGCAATCTGGTGGATGATCTGGGCAATCTTGGCGTGCGCGATGCGCTGATGAGAGGCTTTGCCGGGGCAGCCGAATTCATCGGCGAGATACGGGCGCAGGTCGATAGCATCGCCGGCAGCAGCCGCGAGGGGTTAACGGCCGCGCTGGAGCGCCGGATTGCCGAGCAGAAATCCGTCGTCAAAGGCATGAAGCACGGCTTCCTCGGCTCCGGCCTGTTCGTCGACACGGACGGCATCGACCAGCGGAACCGCGAGATCGAGAGCATGGAGGCCGCGCTGGCCCGGCTCAAGAGGGAAGCGAAGGCGGCGGCCCAATCGCTGGATGCGGTGGGCAAAGTGACCACGCCATCCAAGTCGGTCGACCTCGACAGCCTGACCCGGCAGCAACGGGGGTATGTCGAGGCATTCCTCAAATCTCAGGAGATCGCTCAGAAAGTTGCGGAAACGGCAAAGCAGGTCGGCGTTGACCCCGCCTGGGCCGTCACCATCGCCGCCATCGAAAGCCACTTCGACCAGGCGGCCGTGTCGGCCAAGGGCGCCCTGGGCGTGATGCAGCTGATGCCAGGGACCGCCGAGGCGATGGCCCGGCAGGTCGGTGACTCCAGCAATCGCGCCAAGGAACTGGGACAGAACCTCCTCTATGGCGTGACCTACCTCAAGGAGATGTCGAAGTACGCCAAGGACAGCGGCGACATCTTGTCGCCGTCGGCGGCCTACAACGCCGGCCCCGGCAATTTCCTGTCCGGTAAATGGACGCAGCTCGACGAGACCAGGAACTACGTCAAGCTGGTCGAGTCGCTTTACCCGACGTTCGCCCAGTTGCTGGGCCAGCAGAACCAGATGCAGGACGCGGCCAAGGCCTGGGCATCCGCCGAGGAAAAGGCCTTCGGCATCTACCGCGCCAACCAGGAGGCGGCCATCAGCGCGGCCGAGGACATGGCCCGGCAGCGGGTTGAGGCGATCAAGACCAGCCTCGCCGGCATCGAGGCCGAGAAGAAGGCGATGCAGGAGGCTGCGAAACAACAGATCGCCGCCGCCACCACCTACGACGAAAAGCAGAAAATCCTGGCCGCCGCCGCTGCGCAGTCGGATGAGTTCGCCCGCCGTTCGCTTGAGCTGGTCAAGCAGGAGATCGCGGCGCAGGAGGAGGCCGCGCGGACCCGTCAGGATTCGCTGCGGCAGGAGCTGGCCCACGCTGAGGCCGTCGGCGCCGACTACGAAAAGCAGATCCAGCTCAAGCAGGCCATCGCGTCGGTGGATACCGACCTCGCGGCACTGGCCGAAGCCCGGGCGCGGGCTGAAATCGAGGCCGGGGCCAAGGTCAACGAGATGGCCCTCCAGGCGGCCGAGCTGCGCCAGAAGGAAGCCAACCTGATCCGCGACACGTCGGTCGAATACGAGCGGCAGTCCGCCATTCTTGAGCGCCTCAAGCAGGCGCAGGCAGACGGGGCCGGGCCTGAGCAGCTCAAGCAGATGGCGGATGTCCTGAGCGCCATCGGCGAGTTGCCGGAGTTCGTGTCACAGGACCAGCTGGACCGCCTGCAGGCGCTCAACCAGCACCTGGCGCAGACGCGGGACGAGATAAAGAAGTTGACCGGCACGGACCAGGACGTCCGCGAAGCCCAGCTGCGCATGAACGCCTTCTGGGATCAGTACATGGGCCGGCTGCGGGACTACGCCAGCACCTGGGAGGAGATCACCGGCCAGACCGAGGACGGCTTCGGCCGGATGATGGTCGCCATGGGCGAGTACGCCAAGCAGATCGACCAGATCGGCGCCGGCTACGACGAGATGCGCAAGCGCTTCGGCCAGTCCGACGTGCTGGACATGGCGGAGGGCTTCTCGCAGGCCCAGGCCGCCCTGAACGCCATGGCGCAGACGATGCTGGCGCTGCGGACCCGCTACCAGGAGGGCTCCGAGGGCTACCGGGACATGACCGCCGCCGCCGAGCGCATGATGGAGGTGCAGCGTGCATTGCAGGTGGTCGAGGGCGTGCTGGCCGTGATCCATCAGCTGTCATCGGGCGATGTCTACACCGCCATCCCCCGGGCGCTGGGCGTGGCCGCCATGATCGCCAGCCTGGGGGTCGACACGGGCGCATCCGGCGGCGCTGGCGGGATGGGCGGCTCCGGCTATGTCGACCAGTCCGGCGTCAACGGCGGCGTGTTCGGCGATGCCGAGGCGCAGGGCGACATCCTGGCGGCGCTGGAGGTCATCCGCGACAACAGCAGCAACGACCTCAACTACTCGGCCGCCATGCTGGTGGCGCTGCGCAATATCGAGTCCGGCCTGGCCGGCGTGTCCAACAGTCTCATCAACACCATCTATCCCAGCGCCATGCCGCCGCTGGGGTTCAATGGCTCGCCATCGTCCATGATGGGGGCGCTGGGCAGGATTTCCGACCCGCTCGGCAAAATGGGCGCGTCCATCTTCCAGTCCATCGACAAATTCACCGACCCGCTGACCAAGGCGCTCCAGCGCGTCATGTTCTCCGTGCGACAGAAAATCACCGGCTACGGCATCCAGTCGTGGGCGCAATCGCTGGATCAGATCATCGCCAAAGGGCTGGGCGCGGCGTCGTTCACCGAGATCGAGAAGACGACCAAGGTCATCGGCATCACGGTCGGCAAGTCGGTCAAAAACATCTACGACTGGTCCGGGGCCAACGAGGCGGCCCGGCAGTTCACGCAGGTCATCAAGGGCATCGCCGACGCGATCAAGGCCGGCGGCGAAGCCTTCGGCATGGCGGGCTCGGAGGTGATGAAGAAGATCGGCAAGGTGCAGATCGACCTCGGCCGGATCGACCTCAAGGGGCTATCCGGCAAAGAGATTCAAGAGAAGCTGTCCGCCGAGTTCGACCGCATCGCCAGCCAGCTGGCAAAGAAGGCCATGCCCAGGCTCGGGCCGTTCCAGCAGATCGGCGAGAGCTATTTCAAGACCTATGTCCGCGTCGCCGAAGGCATCAACCGTGCTACGGGCGAGCTGGAGCGGCTGGGGCTGGCGGCTGTCGACTTCCGCGCCATCCGCAACCGGCAGGGCGACGTGGCGGCCGAGATCGTCCGCGACACCCTGATGACGCAATCCCGCCTGAGCGACGGCGTGCGCGCCTATGTCGACGCGCTGGACGGCAGCGCCGAGGACATCATCGGCGCCTACCGGAAGCTCCAGCGCGCCTCGGCGCTGCTGGCCGTCAGCGGCGCGCCGGACGGCGCCGCCAACCTCGACCGCACCATGATCAACGCGGCGGGCGGGCTGGATGCGTTCGTGGCCGCGATGGAATCCTTCACCGAGGACTTCCTCGGCGCGTCCGCCGCGCTGGCCGGGCAGATGGCGCCCCTGGCCGACGGCTTCGCCCGGCTGGGCTATGTGGTGCCGGACAGCAAGGAGGCGTTCATCCAGCTGGTACAGGGCATCGACACCAGCACCGAGTCCGGCAAGCGGCTGTTCGGCGCGCTGATCCAGCTGTCCGAGGGCTTCGCCAGCGTGCAGAAGACCATCCAGTCGATCAAGGACAAGTACAAGGACGTGTTCGGCGGCAACGACTTCACCGCCCGCATCCGCGAGGTGCAGGGCGATTTCGCCGTGCTCATCACGGACGTGGACGAGCGGCTGCGCACCGCCAATGACTGGCCGAAGATTTTCGAGAACAGCCTGAACCGGCTCACCGAGGACATGAGCAAGGCCTGGCCGAAGCTGTTCAACGCCCGCGCGGCGGCGGCCAGCATCCGCGACAGGATCGCCGACAAGGAGGGCACCCTGCACGAGCTGGAGGCCAGGCAGGCCAGGACGTACAGCGCCGAGCGCGCCCGCCGGATCGAGAAAATCCGCAACGAGATCGAGCAGCTGCGCGCGCAGCTGGACGACGCCAACAAGGTCGTGGAGGCGTTCCAGCACGAGGTCGACGGCATCGACAGGCAGATTGCCGACCTGATCGCCAAGGGCCTTGACAACAGCGACGAGGTCGCCGCCCTGATCGAGGAGCGCCGCCAGCTGATCGAGAAGCAGGGCGCGGTGCTGCTGGGTGCCATCGGCGAGGCCTGGGAGTCGTTTCTCGACCAGATCGAGGCCGGCAAGAATCTGCAGGCCGACATCCTCGACCAGATCGGCACCCTGACCGGCGAGCTGGGCGGCAAGCGCGGCATCGCCGACGCGGCCGGCGCGAAGGCCCAGGCGGCCTTCGATGCGGCGCTGGCCTACAGCGGCGACAACGCCCAGGTCCAGATCAATCTGATCCAGAAGGCCAAGGACGCCATCATGGACCGCTACCAGAAGGAACTGGACGCCATCAACGAGAACAAGGCCGCGCTGGAGGCGCAGCAGGCCGAGGCGGAGAAGCTGCAAGCCGAGCTGGACCAGACCATCAGCAGCATGACCGCCGCGCTGGACAGCCT